GATACTGTATATTACTAAAGTGATATGCAGTGCCATTCTTTTTATGGTATAATAATTTTGCAATGTTAGGAAATGGCTTAAAATGGTCATTTCCTAACATATGTGTTACTAATTTGTTACTTGTTGAATGGAAATTTATTATTTCAACAAGAGAATAGTATCTCTCAATTGTTCCACTGTTTTATGATTATAAACCCTATTTCCAACATCTTTAGATTTATGCCCCATCAGCATATCAATGCATTTTCTATTACCGCCTGCATTATCCAAAAATGTTTCAAAAGTATGCCTTGCCTCATGAGGCGTTTTCTTTTTCTTTGTTATATAGGCAATAACAACCTTCCATTCTTCATAAAAATCCCATTTTTTAAACTTGGAACCTTCATCATTTTCTAAAAAATATTCATTACTTTTCTCTAACCGTTTTTTTACAAACGGCATGATACGAGGATGGATTGGCACAATTCTATTCTTCCCTGAAGAAGATTTGCTTCCACCTTTAAAATATTCTTCTTCAAGATTGATCTGATCACATGTCATATTTAACAATTCCATTAATCTGAATCCGGTGTAAATATAGATTAATACAATATCTACATTTTTTTGATCAGATATTTTCCACAGAGCTTCAACTTCTTTTTCAGTGAATGGAGTGCGTTTAGTTTCTCCCTGTTCTGTGCTGACAGAAATTATTTGAGAATACATCTTATCTATAATGTCTAATTCAAATGCAAAATTATCTAAATGCCACCAAAGTGCTTTGATATGAGATTGTGTAGCGTAACCGCGACCACAATCGTCCATGGTTGCTTGCATATGATAAGCTCGTATTTGCCTATATTTTTTCCCGTACAGTTTTTGACAATATTTATAAGCTGCTTTAAGTGTATATAAACGAGAACTTCCAAGTTTAGGAGCTTTTACTTCAAGCCATCGCTTATATAATTCTGCAAGAGTGACGCGATTGCGATCAATATTCCAAGGATTATCATTGTACCTGGCTAAAATGATATTTGCTTCTTCACGAGTAGCAGCATAGTCTACGGGGACTTGTCTGCCGTGTCCATCTTCATCATATGTAGTGACTTTGATTACATAAGGGCGTGATCGATTGCCTTTTAATTTGGTTACACTGCCGTAGCCGTTTGGGTTTCTTCTTGCCATATATCATCATTCCTTTCTAAAAAAGGGTACAAAAAATACACCCTTATCAAATTGTAATTTTGCAGGATGTATGATATAATTCTGGTGTTGAGTCAGAGACATATCATACACTACGTTGATAGGTTTCTAAATTTCGCCTGGTTGGTAGCCAGGCGTTTTTTGTAATTATCTTTTATTTAAAAATATAAATTGGAGAATAATTTGCATCAACTCCGAAAGTATTTGAATATGTAAAAGGACTTCCAATCAAACTAATTTTATCTCCTGTCTTTGGAAGTTTTGCATAACTTTTATTTACAAAGCAAAGAAGTTTATCATCTGTACCATCTAAATTAAGGCTAACAATATTTGTAGCATACTGTAAGGCTGACGAAAATTCATATTCTCCTGACACACTGGAATCGACACTATCTGAGATTTCTTTCCTTTCTGCTTCGGAATATGGATTTTCTATAACAGATGTTACTTCTCCCATGATACGAGAGGTCGTGGAATCGCCTATTACACTATTTGTATTGCTTTTGTATTTTACTTTAGATAAATTTGGAGTGATCACTTTACAATTATCTGAATATATAGATGCCTGAGACTTTCCATTTTCATTATATTTTGGGAATATTGTAACTTCAACTTTGATATTATCTCCAGGATTCAGCAATGCGATTTCAGACGGCACTTTTGTACTTTTCTTAGATGCATGAAAAAAGCACAAAAAACTGTTTTCAGAGTTTTCCTCTTCTTGAAGATTTAAAGCAGTTCCAAGAATATATGCAAACTTTCCACGAAGCTGAATAGTTTGATTTATAGATAAATCATTTTTTTCTGCATATTGCTTTATAACATCAGTATATTTACTTTCCTCCCTTTCGCTATCGCTCCAATATTTTGTTTTTTCTTCAACAGAATTAACGACTTTGTTATAGGATTTTAGGAAATCATCAATATTATATTCTTTGACAGTTTCTTTGTTTGATCCACAAGCAGTTATTAGTACCAGTATGCCTAATAAACTCCATAATAACAAAAACTTTTTTCTCATAATTTTTCCTCCTCGTATATAAAGTATGTTATAATAAATTTGTACAGTTTACATATTTTATACACTAGAGGTAGCGGTGGCTTATTGCAGTAGGTCATCGCTATTTTAATCTTAACTTAATTAACTCCTCATTATATCCAAGTGCACGTGCAATTTGATCCGTAGTAAATTCCTGGTACTCTAAAAATATTTCATCCGGAACCAGAAGTTCCATAGCGAATAGATCGGCTTCCATTTCATACTTTGTTGTATTGAATCCGGTATAAGTATCCATGAATAGAGCGTTAGCTTTTTTATGCAACAACATATGACCTAACTCATGAGCGCAGACAAGAATCTGTTCATGCTCTGGAAGAGAATCGTCAATATAAATAATGTTGTTACGTTGAAAATATTGATAAAATCCTCTGACACCCTCAAGTGGCACCGGCACAAGGATAACATTCATTCCCTTGACAATCTCAAAGGGATTTCTTGTTTTATGTTTCTTGACAAGCGAATTTACAATCTTTTTTATGTCCATTCACATCAGTCCTTTTTATATTTTTTAGGTGTATATTTTTCCTTGTTCTTTTTCTTAGCCATCTCCATACCAATTTCCATTGCACTTAGAATAGATTCAATTGCTTCAGGAGAAGCAGGATCTCCGTCAAACATTAATCCTTCTTGTGATAATAATTCAGCTTTGGTAGAACTTATAATATCTAAAATATCGCGTTTATCTTTCTGTGATAAAGTTTCATCCGATAGAGAATCAGTTCTTTCCATAGGTACATCGTACCCCATCAACCATGCTTCGGATATATTGAATTTTTCTGCAATTTGAGATAGCCTGTTTTGCCTCGGGCTTCTTTCACCACTTAAATACATTGACATAGACGACTTCGGAATACCAGTACGTTGACATAGGTCGACTTGGTTAATATTTTTTATATCCATTAACTCTTGAAGCCTTGTACTTGTGTCTTTTTTCAAATGAACACCTTCTTTCTTATATGTACTATACTCGGATTATAACATTAAAAGTTCACATTTACAATGAATATTTGAAAAAAAGTTCCGAAAATGTGAAAAAAAGAATTGACAAGTGTAAATGATGTGTTATACTAGATATAGGTTCACAAAAACGGAACAAAAGAAAGAAGGTGATTAACTTGTTCGCAGAGCCTAAGTATGATTATTCAAAATTACGCGGACGAATTAAAGAAAAATGTGGAACAGAAGGCACATTTGCGAGAGAGATAAGACGATCACATAACTATTTGACAAACGTTTTTCAGGGAAAGTCTTATTTTTCGCAGAAGGACATTGATCGTGGATCAGAAGTTCTTGGTATTATTCCTAATGAGATAGGAGTATATTTTTTTACAAAAGAAGTTCACAAAAACGAAACTAAATAATCAGGAGGTGAGAAAGACGAAAGTATTGAAAGATATACAGTCCGACGAAAAATTAGCAGAAGAAATCCAGAGTAATCTAGATGATCAGTTAAAAGAAAAACAGCTAGAAGAATCAGAAGAGTTAAAAACTATTCTGCATGGAGTAACAGGTAAAGAAATGAGATGGGCAATCTATTCTGCGATTTCTAAGCAAAAAGAAAAACAGCGTTGCCAGGAACAAAAAATATCATCCCTGCAAATAGCTGTTATATTGCAGGGAATAGCTGTAATTATTTTAGGCATTGGTGGAATCATTTTAAAAAAATATCTACCATGACAGAGGCTGTTGCAACAATCAAAGAAAGAATAGAAATAGTTTTAGAGAGTTTTGAATCCGCCTCTGCAGATAATGCATTTTGTTTGGCGGTCTCTGCAATAGATGTAATGGCATCTATTTGCTGTTGATATTTTGCTTCTCGTTCCTTTTCTATTTTTCGTTGAAGCTCAAATTCAGCCAAATGAGCGCGGCCTAATTCAGCGATAGAAACTTCATCAGATTCGTTTATGGATACGAGATTTGCATTTAAAAACATTTCTACATATCCATCAATAGACGGAAAATCGAAAAAGAAATCACCAGGATTTTGCCCAGGACATTCTAATATTGCCGTTAGAATTTCATATTGATATTCGGTAAGTTTAAATAACAAATTTTCCATTAAGAATACTCCTCTCTTAAGACTCGGACATGGCAGTGTCCTGTGAATTAAGTATAGGAGATATATGAAAGAAAGACAACAGAATAATAGCAGATGGCTTAATTCCCTGCCCGATGCACAGAATCCTGAAATCCTACCTAAATTGGTTAATTAAAAATAGCACTCAATCGTCGGGCAGGGAATTAAGCCATCTGAAGAAAGGTAGGTGATGAAAGTGTTCAAGGACAGGCTTAAAAAAGTAATGGTAGATCAAAATATCAACCAAGTAGAGTTGTCCAGGATCTGCGGTGTGAGTAGGTCAACCGTTAGCAAATGGATGTCTGGAGATTCAGAACCGACAAAAGCAAGAAGAAATGAGATTGCAGAAGCATTTGATCTTCCAGAGAATTACTTTGAAGAGATAGTAATTCCTAAAAAGAGAATAGAGACATTAACCCCGAAAGAAGTTGCGTATTTGATGGGAATGGGTGTTTCAACAATCGAAAAAGGACTGATTCAAGGAACTTTTCCATGGGGATATGCAATCCGGACAAGTGAAAATACGCATAGATATTTCATAAATGCAAAAAAGTTTTTTGTGACTGAAATGATAAGCGTATGAGAAAGGAGCATAAAGATGCACACAGAAACAAAAGCGATGATCTGCACAGCAGCAGTGCTGATCGCAATGGGAATCTTTAAAGAGTTAGCTGCGGTATGTTTGATCACAGCAGTAGTATTTGAGGAAGGAGTGAAGAAATTTGATAAATAAGAAAGAAAAAAGTGCCCACGGAGCGGCAACTCCATTAGGCACATTGCTAAACAAGCAAGATCAGTATAACACAGATCGTCAGAAAAGTGAAATCAGAAAAATAGCAACTGAGATCTTTGATCTATCTCTGCAGCTGCAAGAAATGACAGATGGAACTATAGACTGGATAGATTGGCGAGAGCCAGGTGTTCCGTGCGTATACGTTGAATATCATGGAGCCACCGCAGTGCTAAGCGTTAAGATCTGGGAAAATGGATTTAGTGCAGAACAGCGACCTGATTACAGTACAATGCTGTTTCTCGACAATCCGAACTGTATGATCGAAGCAGGGTATCTTAAAGAAAAATTGATGGGATTATTAGAAGAAAGAAGAGGAAGCGACAATGAAGAGTGAAACAACGAAGAAAGTAACAGAAGGAATCGTAAGAGGTCATGTTTTAGATACAGCAGGATGCACAGACAAGGCAGCTGATGAACTAGAAAAAGTGTTGGAAACCATTTTGTTCGAAATTAGTGATTGCGTAAATCCGGTTCCAGAAATTGCAAGTGATCTTACAGTGGGCGTTCTTAGATTTATTGCAGACACTTTAGAAAAGAATCTGGATGATAAAGAAAAAGAAACTGCAGAACTTGCAAGAGACACTTTACGAATGAAATATAAGACGTTAGTAGTGAGAGCAAAAGCTTAAGAAGGAAGACGGACTATGCAAACAATCGAAATCAGCAAAGGAATCAAACGGATCCAGTTCGATTCCTTTGATTCCTGGCTAAATGCCAGACATGGAATCGGTGGTTCTGATGCATCTGCAGTATTAGGACTCAATCCATATAAAACTAATACAGAACTGTATTTAGAAAAGACAGGACAGCGAACGGCTCCTGATATTTCAGATAAGGATTATGTGAAGTATGGACATGATGCGGAGCCATTACTTCGATCACTGTTTGCACTTGATCATCAAGAATACAAGGTCGAATACTTCGGAGACAACATGATCCGAAACGAAAAATATCAATGGGCACATGCATCTTTGGATGGAGAACTAACCGATCAGGATGGTCGCAAAGGAATCTTAGAAATCAAGACAACTAACATCCTACAAAGTATGCAGCGTGAAAAATGGAGAGATCAGATTCCAGATAACTATTACATACAGGTGCTACATTACCTGCTAGTTACCGAATATGAGTTTGTGGAGCTAAGGGCACAGCTGAAATCAGTGTGGCAGAGTCAGATCAGATTAGAGACAAAAGATTATCACATTGAGCAATCAGAGGCAGAAGAAGACATCGAGATATTAAGACAAGCGGAAGAAGAGTTCTGGCAGAATGTCGTAAAAAGGCAGCAGCCGAACTTGATTCTTCCGGAAATATAAAAAGGAGAAATTGTCATGAATCGATACGATGAATATATGAAAGAGGTTCAGGAAAAGAAAAAAGAAAATCAGGCTATTGTAAATAAAATTGTGGAGATTTTAAAAGGCAATAACCTGACTGTTGAACATATTGAAGTCATCTTAAATATGACTCGTGAAGAAGTGATTAAAAAGGCGCACTTATAACAGAAATCAATAAAGGAGAAATACATGGAATTTAAGATATACAATCCGCAGGAAGAAGGATTCCTGAAAGAGATTGACTGGAACTATGAAGAGTTAAAAACAGAGATCCAGGGAAAAGCGAATGATTACATGAATCTGGTTTATACAGCAGATCAGGTAAAAGATGCCAAAAAAGATCGTGCAAATCTTAATAAATTTGTGGAAGCTTTAGAGAGCAAGCGAAAAGAAATTAAAAAACAGATTACAGAACCATATTCAGCATTCGAGAAACAAGAGAAAGAACTGGTTGGTATTGTTAATAAAGCGATTGCAAATATTGATACGCAGATCAAAGGATATGAAGAAGCAACAAGACAGGAAAAACTTGAAAAGGTCAAAGAAATCTATGCAAAAACAATCGGTGGACTTGCTGATGTAGTAACGTTTGACAAAATTTTTAAAGAATCCTGGCTGAATGTATCAACAACGTTTAAATCGATCACAAAGGAAATCACAGAAATTCGTGACAAGGTTGACAATGATTTATTTGTGATCAATGCAGACACGAGTTCCTTTGCTTATGAGATGAAAGAAGAGTATCTAAAGAACTTTGATCTCACTGCAGCGATTAATAAAAAACAAAAATTAGAAGAGACAGCAAAGCAGAAAGCAATATATGAAGAACAACTAAAAGAGGAAGAGGAACAAAGAAAACAACGATCACAAGAAGAAGCAAAGAAGGTAGTATTTGCATGTAAAAGCACAGAAAAGCCAGTAAAAGCACAGAAGCCAGTGAATACAGGAGAAAAAATATCAACGATCACATTCCGATGTACTGTAAAAGAACATAACTTTAAAGAAGTTAACGCAAGACTCAGTCTAGTACAAAAAGTATGTGAAGAATTTAAAATCATAGATCCAGAGGAGGAATTATAAAATGGCAGTTGGAAACAGTTTAGCAAACAGACAACAGAAAACAGGATTAACGGCATATCTTACAAATGATGCTGTGAAACGTCAGATCAATAATGTAGTGGGTGGCAAAAACGGAGATCGTTTTATTGCCTCTATTGTATCTGCAGTACAGGTTAATTCAGATTTACAGGAGTGTACAAACCAATCAATTTTAAGTGCTGCATTACTTGGAGAGTCTTTAAAACTTTCTCCATCACCACAGCTTGGACAGTATTATATGGTCCCATTCAAAAATAACAAAAAGGGATGCAAAGAAGCACAGTTTCAGCTTGGTTATAAAGGATACATTCAGTTAGCAATCCGTTCAGGACAGTATAAAAAACTAAACGTTTTGGCAATCAAGGAAGGGGAACTGGTTCGATTTGATCCACTGAATGAAGAAATCGAGGTAAATCTGATCGATGATGAAGAAGCAAGGGAAGAAGCAAAGACAATCGGATACTATGCAATGTTTGAATATACAAACGGTTTCCGAAAAGCTATGTACTGGTCCAAAAAGAAAATGGAAGCACATGCATTAAAGTATTCCAAAGGGTATGCAGCAAAAAAAGGATATACATTCTGGGAGAAAGATTTTGATGGAATGGCTTATAAGACAATGCTTCGCCAGCTGATCAGTAAATGGGGAATCATGAGCATTGATATGCAGAATGCAATGGAATCTGATATGGCGGTGATCCATGAAGATGGAACAAAAGATTATGTAGATACAGTTTCAGAAGAAAATATTGTAGCAGATCAGGATCTGCAGGAAACGGCAGAGGAAACACCTGAACCAGAAAAACAGGAACTACAGGAAGAAACAACAAAAGAAGAACCACAGCAGTTCTTTAAATAAAAGAAAGGAGCAACACGATGAAACATATTAACTTAGAACAGTTTGCAGGAGGGAAACTTTCAGTACAGCTTAATAAGGCATTAGAAAAGATCACTGAAAATGTTCAGGATCCGAACACTGATGCGCAGAAGGTCAGAAAGATCAATGTATCAATCAGTTTCCGGCCAAACGATGAAAGAAACTTTGTGGCAACTACGGTAGAAACAAAGTTAAGTCTTGCACCAGAACTTGGAGCTACAACAGCACTGAGTATGGGCAGAGATCTTCGCACCGGAGAGGTTGAAGCGGTTGAAATCTTTAACCAGATTCCTGGTCAGATGAATGTTGATGATGTGATCGACCAGGAAGAAGATGAAACACCGAAAGCTTTTGATCCGGATACTGGAGAGATCTACGAACCAAGCAACAAAGTGATTGATTTAAGAAAAGCAAAACAGGCATAAAACAGGAGGATACATAACAATGGATAATACATTTTTAAGAGAAGCAATCGAAAAGATCGAAGAATTGACAGACAGTGCAAGAGAGCCACACGTTGTAAAAATCGCAGGAAAGACTTATTGCGATAAATCTATGTCACGATATGACAGAGAAGAGTTTGCAGAACCATTGACAGCTACAAGTCTTAATTCTCTGATCGATTATATCAGTGGAAAGAGTGAAGAGTTAAGAGAATCTATGATCATTCATGTAGAATCTCCAACAAAAGTAAGATTACTATCTGGTCTTACAAATGAAAGAAATCGAGAAGAATTATTCCGCGTAGGTACAAATCCAAATGGTTTTGATTTCGATCATTACTATGATCAGGAAGCGTTTGTAATTAATATGCAGACTGCCTTTAAACAGAGTGATGAAACAGAACTGATTCTTTCAGTTGCTGGAAACGTAGAAAATAAAACAGTGGCCAACTATGGAGATGATGGAGTCAGCCAGAAAGCTACGATCACAAAAGGTATTGCAGGAAAAGAAGATGTGATCGTACCAAATCCAGTAACACTTCGCCCATATCGTACCTTCCTGGAAGTAGAACAGCCAGAAAGCAAGTTTATCTTTCGAATCAGAGAAGGTTCTGATGGGCAGCCAATGTTTAAATTGGTAGAAGCTGATGGTGGTCTCTGGAAGTATGAAGCTGTAGATGCTATCAAGAAATATTTAACAGAGAATTTACCGGAAGAACTGTTAAAAGTGATCACGATCATCGGGTAACAGTTATGGAGACAGTTAGATTTACAGTCCCTGGTGAACCGAAAGGAAAAGCCAGGGCAAGAACTGTCCGTAGTAAAAAAGGTGGAACTTTCTCATATACGCCAGAAGGTACTATGTTGTATGAGAATCTGATCAAGTGCTGTTACAGGCAGGAATCAAACAACATCATTTTTAATGACGGACAGCCCTTAAAAGTAACGATCATAGCTTATTATCCGATCGTTAAGAGTACAAGCAAGAAAAAGAAACAACAGATGTTGGAAGACCTTATGTTTCCAACGAAGAAACCAGACATTGATAACATTGCAAAAAGCATTCTGGATGCGTTGAATAAATTAGCATACAGGGATGATACGCAGGTTGTAACGCTGCATATGGAAAAGCATTATGCAGAGAACCCACGAGTTGAAGTAGAGATAGAAGAAATATTATAGAGGAAAGGCGGTGTTCTAATGGGCCGTAAACCCAAAACAGGACTAGATTACTTTCCTAAAGATGTCGATTATTACGACGATTTTAACATCATGGATCTGATGAACGAGTATGGTCCATTAGGGCAGACCATCTATGATGTTGTTCTATGCATGATTTATCATGAAGGATATTACCTGGAAGTGCCTAAAATGGAGCAGTTAGCGGTAAAAATAATCAAAACCATTGGTAACCGCTGGGTAAAGAAAAAGGACTTTGTGTTACAAGTAATTCATTATTGTGCGGAGATAGGTCTTTTCGATCAAGACCTCCTGAATCAAAATGTTATTACCTCTGTTGGAGTTCAGCGACGCTATAAAGAAGTGACTGTTAGGAACAAAGTCGATAGAAGTAAATACTGGTTGATTGATGAAAACGGTCAACCTTTATTAAATGCACCACAAAATAGCATTTCCGTAACAGAAACAAGCATTTCTGCAACAGAAAAAGATATTTCTGCAACAGAAAAACGACAAAAGGAAAGTAAAGTAAATAAAAATATATATTATAGCAATCCAGATCTGAACAGAGAGTTCTGTCTTTACCTTGATATGAGGAATCATACTGGACCAACATTATCTGCAGAACAGATCAATGCCTTGAAAGAAGAACTTGATTCTCTGGCTGAGAACGATTCTGATAAGTTGGGTATTGTAAGAAAAGCATTTGGTGGAGGTTATAAGAGCTTCTTCCCTACATCAAAGAAACGGAAGAAATCAACACCGAAGCCAAAGAAAGAAGAAACTATACACAATTTTACCCAAAGAGAAGTAGCAGATCGTGATTATGAGAATCTGGAAAGACAGTTATTAAAGAAACAATTAGGAGGTGACATAACGTATGGATAATTTGATTCCTGTTAACTATGAAACAGAAGAACCAACAGTTTCAGCAAGAGATTTGCATAAAGCATTGAACATTCAATCCAGATTTAGCAGATGGTTTGAAAATAATAAGAGACTATTTGTTGAAGGTGAGGATTATAACAAATGTACATCAAATACAGTTGTTAATAATGGAGCTGTTAGGGAACTAGAAGATTATCAAATAACAATGATAATGGCAAAACATTTGGCTATGATGTCTAGGACAGAAAAAGGAAAAGAAGTTAGGGATTATCTTATTAATCTTGAAAGAGCTTGGAATAGTCCAGAGCAAGTATTTGCAAGAGCTTTGAAGATGGCAGATAAGACAATTGATAAATTAAAATCTGATAATGTAATTTTAATTGAAGACAATGAAAGAATGAAACCAAAAGAAATTTTTGCAGATGCAGTAACAGCAAGTGACACATCTATCCTAATCGGAGAACTGGCCAAGATTCTTAGACAGAATGGTGTTCAGACAGGGCAGAATAAACTGTTTGAATGGCTGAGAAATAATGGATATCTGATCAAGAGAAAAGGATCAGACTGGAATATGCCAACACAGAAAGCGATGGATATGGATCTGTTTGAAATCAAAGAAACGGTAATCAACAATCCAAACGGATCAACAAAAATCAGTAAGACTACAAAGGTCACTGGTAAAGGGCAGCAGTATTTTATTAATAAGTTACTTGCTGCAAGCTAAGTAAATAAAGGCATCCGGTTGATCTCTGTCCGTAGCAACCAACAACCAAAGATTGTTGTTAAAAAGTCGTAGTAATAGTCGTGGTAGTTGTGGGTTTCGGGATGATCTTAAGCGACAGGACGTAAAAAGATGATCACATGCGGACAGAGATCAGCCGGATGGACTGAATTATATACCACAGTAACTATTAACATGCATAAGAAACAAGCCAATGTATAAGCCATGAGCCTGCTGCTTAAGGCAGTGGGCAGAAAGGAGAACTGATGGCAGATTACAGCAAAGGATTTAAAAGACGTGTTGTACAGTTATGGATCCAACATGGTATGTCCACAAATGAGATCAGCAGAACATCAGGAATCGATCATAAGACATTGATGAGGTGGTATAAGCGTTTCTACCCTGAGATAACAGGGGGGGGGCGAGACAAAACACGAAGGTTTGCAGTGGCATTATGTAGGCAATTGTGCCGGATATCATAAGTAAAGGAGTATGATCAGACAGCTTAACTTTCTATCTGATTAAGATTCTTCAAGTAACTATTAACGAAGCAAGCAAACATAAACATATTTTTTCAGGTTTTTTGTATTTTTTATTTTACACAAACTAGATTTGGTATTACAATTTTTCTACAAATCACGAAACGAAGAATCACAGCAGTTTATATGATCAAGCAAAGAATAAGGAGAAAGTGATCAGTATAAGCTGTTTCAGGTAGAAAGTTAAGCTGTCTGAGATAGGTAGATAGTATGAGTAAACAAGATTATATAATGCAGGGCAGAAATGAAGGAATTGCGTTCTGCGACAAAATAGCAAAAGAAAAAGGATTAGAAGAGCTACAGAGAGTAACAAGACAGAGAAATCTTGCAGGGCTTCGAACACTAATAGATCCAAGAGAACTTGACCAGGATTTTAGAGATGCAACACTACAGATTTTAGATACTGTATTGATCATGAGTCTTATAGTTTTGAAAGATGAATTTGATTTCGGAACTAAGAGATTAGATCGATTCAAAAAAAGATTCAATGACAAAACAGAGTGTTTAGAAACAGGAAATGTGACATGGATCGATATGATCGAGCAGGTCAGAGAAGAAAACAACATTAAATTAGATCTTAGAAAGAACGATGTAGTGATGGCATGGAGGAAAAAATAATGGTAAACAAGAAAGAATTTGAAGGTTACATCTGTGAGATCACCAATAAGCCAATCAGAGAGATGAGATTATGTCCGGACAAGCAGCAGAAGCTAAAGGTTCGGATCAAGTGTGATAAGGGATGCGTCTGGTGTGAAAAGGAAAGGAGATAGTGGAGATCTATGTTAATACAAGTCGAAGATAAAACGATTGTGAATATACGATATGTCAGAAGTATATGGATATATGAGCATCAGTACAAAGAAGGGAAAAAGGAATACCTTGTTAAATGTGAGATGACAGAAGAAACAGATGAAACTGTTAAGAGATGCAAGACAAGAGAAGAAGCTGAAAACGTATTAGAACAGATACTTAATCAGTATGACAGAGGGCAGAGAGTCATCAAGATCAGCAATTGTTAAAGAAAGTTAAGGAACAACTAATATATCAACTAATACATCAACTAATAGAACAATACAACAGTTGATGTATCAGCTGGAAGGAGAAGAGAATATGATTACAAAGGCACAATTCAAGGACGCATGCAAAAAGGCAGCTATTTATACAATTATGAGCCATCCAGAAAGAATCAGCGATAATTGTATAAACGACGAAGAGGTAGTAGCAATCTTAGTAAGATTTTATGAAAAGATTTTTAGAAAAGTATATAGAGACAAAGAGGAATCAAAAGAATGTATAGATATAAATGAGGTAGATGAAATATACGTTATCGCATTTGATTGTCTGTACAAAGATGATGGAATAACACCAAATTATGTAATATATCAAGAAAATATGTTGTGTTTAACAAGTATAAATGCTTTATATGAAATTTTAAGAAGCAAAATCGAAGATGATTATTACGAATTAGAAAGAGACATTGACGGCTTATTAAATATGTGGAGCGACTAACAGTATGCGAGAAAGGAGACCAGAGAATATGGAAAATACAAGAGAAAAAATAGAGGTAGTGGCAAAAATGTTAAATGGAAGACACATGCCGAAACCTTACGAAGTGTACAAACACTTTAAAGGGAACTTATATGTTGTCCTTAATGTTGCTCGCCATACAGAGACAAATGAATTGCTTGTAGTATATGCTGCTACAAAAGAAATGCAAAGAATCTATGCAAGACCATTAGAAATGTTTATGAGTGAAGTAGATCACGAAAAATATCCTGATGCAAAGCAAAAATACAGGTTTGAAAATATAATGGAGGGTTAATCTATGATCATTGGATTTTTAAGTGGATTAGTTATCGGAGCAGTAGCAGGAGTGGCAGTAATGTCACTCTGTGCCGCAGCGAAAGAGAGGGATGAGTTATGACAATAACAGAGAATCTTACAGGTATTGCAAAAGAAGACCAGGAAAGACCAAGGACAGTGACAAATATTCTGGAGGAAGTGAGAACTGAGATGTGCGATGGTTATTGCGTATATCCAAGAATAACGCCGAATGATTATGAAAAATATAAAAGGATATGCGATGAAGAATGTCCACTGAACAAATTATAAGGAGTGATACATAAATGGGATATCAAGATTGTCCATGTTTTAAGTGTGATCATGGCGGAGAAAGAGAAAAACGAGTTGAATGCCGAAGAAAGTGTACTGAATTTACTGCATGGAAGTTAAGTATGCAGGCAATCAGACAGAAAAAGGAAGAAGATAAAGACAAATACTATTCACCTACTAGAGGAAAGTTCTACAAAAGAAACCTGATGAAGCAAAAAGGTGGAAGAAAGATATGGTAGATCCATGCAAAGCCTGTGCAGAGATAATCTGCATGGGCATTTGTGCCGATCGGGTACTATACAAACAAGAGTACCAGGAGATGACAGACCGGATAAGGCAGCAGATAATTAATCGTAACAGGAGGAAAGACATGGATAAGAAAAAACTAAGACAGTATCGATCTCTGAAGAGGGAGCAGAAGATGCTGGAAGACAAAATGGAGAAACTGAATGAAAGAGCAGAGAGGATTCCGACGGTTGCTGGAACAGTAAAAGGATCCATGAACACGTTTCCCTATATCGAAACGCACATGAGAGTTGTGATGTCAGAGCCGAAACAAACAGATGTGATCTATCGGCAGATGATGATCAACGGAAAGAGACAGGAACAGGTGGATGAACTTCTGACAGAGATCGAAGAGTTTATCAGTTTGATTCCTGATAGCAATGCAAGACAGATCTTTGAACTCATTTATCTAAATGGTAAGACACAACAGGAAGTTGGAGAACAATTGGGGTATACAAAAGGTAGAATTTCTCAAATAGTTAGTGAAAATCTAAAAGATTAAACAAATTAAACAAAAAAGTGTGTTATAGTTATACTTGAGGAAATTGGATAGAATCCTTTTTACTCGCCCCGTATAATTTTTTTGAGCATCGTAGAAATACGGTGTTCTTTTTGTGTATTTTTATTGAATATCTTGTAAAATGTGCATATAATAAAAACAGAACATATGTTCTGTACCACGGCGCGTTTAATTTTTTTTATCGAATTATGTAGTATAAGATGCTAAATAGTGCTAAAATGTAAAAAAATGATGATTGCACGGGGGACTATGATTTATGAAAAGGACTTTATACTATTATTATTTATCGGGCGAAAAGAAACCAGCTAAAAAATATAAAATGCCAGAAAATTTAAAGAATGATATTAAGGATTCGGCAGAGTTGATATTAGAAAAACCTAAAAATGATAGGAAGAAGGATGTAAAATCAAAAAAGAAGATAATATATTTGGCAGATATAAAAAATTTGGAGGATGAAAATACCATAATATTAGAGTTTATTTCTGCAAAATATGCACGAATTAGAACGGTTATTGATACAAATACTTTAAAAGAACAAGAATTAAAGAAAAAAGGAAGAGATGATGGAGATGAAGAGAGCGTATCAATTGGTATTAAATTTTTAGAAAATAACGAAGCGATATGTGTGTACGAATACAATAGGGATGCAGCAGGGTTTCAGCTACTTATTCAGTATTTGCAAGAAGAGATTCTTAAAATACATAAGGATAAGAATGACGGTATTGGATATAAATTAAAAACGGAACAAAAAGTTTCTAAAGATTTCTTGGCAGCATTAAAAAAGACAGAAAAAATTACAGCTGTAAAAATAACTGTTGACAGCGAAGATGCCACAGCATCAGAAATAAAAGAAATTTCTGGAAGATCAGACTTATCCGAAGATGTGGAGATTATTTACAAGCCTTCTGGTAAAAATATTTTAACAAATACTGTAAAGAAGTTTTTTGAAATTTATAACGATTCACAAAGAAAGATTAAAAAAGTATATGTGGAATCTAAGGGCGAAAATGGGAATCCGCTTCATTTTGACACGGAGGAAATGAGAGAAAAAGAAATATTGGATGTTGAAGAAACTTATTCTGGAGAGGTTGATAAGGGAGACTTATATGATCAGATGATAAGGTGTCTATCAAATTTTTAGGAGTGATAATATGGGTGATAACAAGCGAAAGAATATGAGTGAAATATTTGACCCAATAAAAGATTTTTTTACAATTAGAAAAGCAAAGGAAAAGCTTTTATTTTATGTAGTTCCAGTATTGTTGGGGATGCTATCAATGGTCTTGTTTATATTTATTCACGGCAATGATGCTTTTAATTTAAAAAGCTTTACAAATGAGTTTGTTGATCAATTAATTACTATGTTGACATTATTCGTAAGCTTTACGATGGCCTATTTGTCAATAATAGTTTCAAGCTGTAGCAAAAATATTGATAATCTTAAGTCTACTAAATCAGAAAAATATTATCTTAAAAGGAAAAAGGATTGTACGTTATATCAAGTACTGGTATCCGAAATAACATATAATTTGTTGATTGAGATATTATTCTTATTAGTCACAATAGTAGAGAAATTTATACTTTGTGTATCAAATCCTATAGCGTGTAAAATAATGTTATCTGTTGATATTACACTTTTTGTACATGTGCTATTCATAATGATGATTATTGTGAAAGATATTTATTTTTCATTTTGGAAATCAGAATAATAAATGTATAATCAGAACTCGGGTGATCTTCGGACCCCGAGTCTTTTTATGCATAAATTTAGAAAGGAAAGAGATATGAATTTTAAAGATGCATTTGAATTAATGAAAAAAGGTCATAAGGTAAAACTTCCATCCTGGGGCGGATATTGGTACTGGGATGCAGAGAAAGAAACGGTCATGATGCAGTGCAGACCGAAAGACACTGACAAAGGACAGGGAGATCTACTTGATATTAGAGAGACACAGAGAGTTGAGTATACACTGTCTAACATCTTATCCAATGAATGGATTGTGGCAAATCCAAAGAACTGTCCTGTGCTTGGTGGAGTGGCTACATTTAGCTTTGGGGATGCTATTAAATATTTGAAACGTGGATTAATGGTTACAAGAAAAGGATGGAATGGAAAAGGAATGTATCTATTCAAATCACCAAAAGTAGGGTGCCAGATGTATAAGCAGTATACAGGAAAAGATATCAATGATCTGCAAGAATTTATTGTTATGAAAGCAGCAGACGATACACTGGTTCCGTGGTTAGCATCGCAGACAGATCTATTGGCAGAAGATTGGATGTTTGTAGAATAAAAGCCGGAGCAATCCGGCATAAGGACCTCTAGCTCAGTAGGTCAGAGCAATCGGCTCATAACCGATCGGTCCAGGGTTCGAGTCCCTGGTGGTCCATTTAAGAAATAAGAAAGAAGGTGGTAATGTGTGAATGAAGAAAAAAACTACATATTGGCAGAATCCGATTATGTGGCTGGAATGAAATATAAGGACATTGCTGCCAAGTATGGAGTATCGATCAACACTGTAAAGTCATGGAAGAAACGATATGCATGGTCGAGAGATAAAAAGACAGGATGCATCAAAAAAGGGTGCACACAAAATAAAAAGGGTGCACACAAAAAAGAAGCCGTTGCAGAAGATGTAAGTCGAGTTGCGATTAACGATGAACTTACAGATCAGCAACAGCTTTTTTGTTTGTATCAGTCTAGGATGTTTAATTACACAAAGGCCTACATGAAGGCTTATCCAGGATGCACCTATGCATCTGCTGCCGTATTGGGAAGCAGGCTTATGAAGAATCCAGTAATCAGGAAAGAGATTGAACAGCTAAAGCAGAATCACATGAACAGAGAGATGCTAAAGCAGGAAGATATATTCCAGAAGTATATGGATATTGCATTTGCGGACATGAACGACTATATATCATTTGGACAAGAAGAAATTGACACTGATTATGGACCTAAAAAGGTCAACAGTGTCCGACTGAAAGAGTCAAAGGATATTGATGGAACTTTGATCACAGAAGTGAAACAGGGCCGTGATGGCGTGAGTGTAAAGCTCGCAGATCGTATGAAGGCAATAGATTGGCTTGCAGACCATATGGATATTGCTACAGCTGAACAGAAAGCTAAGATTGAGCAGATCAGAGCTAAGACAGCGATCATGTCCGGAACATCCGAAGAAGAGACAGAAGACGATGGATTCATCGAAGCCTTAAAAGGTGAGGTGGCAGATGTATGGGAAGAAGAATAAAGAAAGCTGTCTTTAAGTTTCGGCCGTTCTCTAAGAAGCAGAAAAAGATACTTACCTGGTGGCTACCTAATTCACCCGTACATGATCAAGATGGAATCATAGCAGATGGAGCGATCCGATCGGGAAAAACTATTTCTATGTGCTTATCTTTTGCAATGTGGGCAATGGAAACCTTCAACGGACAGAACTTTGGTATGTGTGGGAAAACGATTGGTTCTTTCCGGAGAAACGTACTCTTTTGGTTGAAGCTTATGCTTAAGAGTCGAGGGTATCATGTCGAAGATCACAGAGCAGATAACTTAGTTGTTATTCGAAGAGGTGGAAAAGAGAACTATTTCTATATCTTTGGTGGAAAAGACGAGCGATCGCAGGACTTAATACAGGGTATCACACTTGCAGGAGTCTTTTTTGATGAAGTGGCACTGATGCCTGAATCTTTTGTTAACCAGGCAACAGGACGATGTTCCGTTGATGGATCTAAATACTGGTTCAACTGCAACCCCGATGGACCTTATCATTGGTTTAAGACTAATTGGATTGATCGTGCAGATGAAAAGAAACTTGTCTATCTACATTTCACAATGGACGACAACCTGAGCTTATCTGAGCGAATTAAAGCAAGATATCGGGCGATGTATACCGGAGTGTTTTACAAGCGCTATATCCTAGGTCTGTGGGCCGTAGCCGAGGGAATTATTTACGATATGTTCAATACAGAAAAGCATGTTGTAAAAGACCAGCAATCAGTAGTAGGCAGTAAATACGTCAGTGTCGATTATGGTACACAGAATGCGACAGTATATCTTCTGTGGGAAAAGAATCACAAGGGACAGTGGGTTGCTACAAAGGAATATTACTATTCTGGCCGAGATGAGACTACGCAGAAGACAGACGGAGAATATGCGGATGACATGGAAGAGTTTCTGGAAGGAATCAATGTTGAATCGATCATTGTCGATCCGGCAGCAGCATCCTTTATCGCAGAGCTTAAGAAACGAGGATTTAAGGTTAAGAAAGCAAAGAATGATGTTCTTGATGGGATTCGTTTTGTTGGAAATCTGTTAAATCTAGGTGTATTACTGTTCTCTGAATGTTGTAAAGAAACAATCAAAGAGTTCGGTTCTTATATCTGGGATGACAAGGCATTGGAACGTGGAGAAGATAAACCAGTGAAGCAACATGATCATTGCATAACTGGTGATACGCTTATTGATACAATTGATGGTCCGATTCCAATAGAAAAGCTTGTTGGTAAAACAGGAAAAGTACATTGCTATAATTTAAGGCGAAGAAAACCTGAAATTTCTACATACTATAATGTGAGAAAGACAAGGGAGAATGTCGAAGTATTTGAAATAGAGATGGAAGATGGAAGAACGATCAAGGCAACAGCCAATCATTTAATATTTACTCAAAATGGTTGGAAAAAAGTAAACGATCTAACTGGACACGATTCGATACTTGATATAAGAATAAAGAAATGATAATCTTATATCAGGAGGTGCGTTAAATGGTAGAATATTTAGAAAACGGAGACTTGGCATTATATAATGGATATAAATTCAGAAAAGACAAGCGGACAGGGTACTATTTATCATCAAGAATAATAAACGGAAAACGCAGAAGGCTTCATGTATATATATGGGAATGTGAAAATGGTGAGATTCCAAATGGATATTCTGTACATCATAAAGATGAGGATAAAAGCAATAACGAAATTTCAAATTTAGAATTGATGACAAATAGTAAACATACACGATTACACGCAGAGGAGAAGGCAAGAAACAATTATGATGATATGTTAAAAAACTTAAAAGAAAATGCTATTCCCGCTTCTAAAGATTGGCACAAAAGCAAAGACGGGAGCGAATGGCACAAAAAGCATTATGAGCAAATGAAAGGGAAGATGAAAGTTCCAAGAAAGTTTGTTTGTGAGTATTGTAATAAAGAATTTGTTAGCACACAAACAAGATCAAGATTTTGCTCAAATAAATGCAAATCGGCATGGAGACGAAAATCAGGAGTTGATGATGTTATTAAAATTTGTTGTAAATGTGGCAAGGAATATGTTGCCAATAAGTACCAAAAAACAAAATACTGTCCAGTATGTAAAAATAAAAAGTGTTAAATCCATAGGAAAAGCAGATGTATATAATATGGAAGTCAAGAACCACCACAACTTTAGTGTTTGTGGTGGTTTTATTATACACAATTGCATGGATGCAGTGAGATATTTTGCTTACACGATCGTAAGACGTGAACGAAAATGGAGTTGATTAAATGATAAAAGAAATTATTGAGCGAATAAGGCAGGTGATAAGAAAAATGCTTGGAAAAGAAAATATTAAGGATGCGATCGGAGTTGATATTGCCGTATCGGACAAGATGGCAAGAGAAATTGATCTCTGGTCGAAGATGTATAAAAATCAACCGCCTTGGAAACGAAAAGATCTAAAGCTTTGCGGATTGCCTGCTGCCATTGCCGGAGAATTTGCAAGGCTTGTTACGTTAGAACTAAAGACAGAGATCACAGGGAATAAGTTTCTGAATGATGAATATCAAACTGTGATTGATAATATACGAACCTATACGGAATATGCCTGTGCAAAGGGTGGACTTGCAATGAAGCCTTACGTGTCGGATGGGCATATAGAAGTGGACATGGTTCAGGCCGATCGGTTCTTTCCTGTAAAATTTAATTCCAGAGGAGAAGTTATTGCAGCAGTATTTATGGAAACTGTCACGATAGGAAAACAGGTATATACAAGACTGGAATATCATCGACACGATGAAAAGACGGCTACATACTACATTATCAACAAAGCTTTTGTAAGGCAGGACCTTGATAACGTTGAGGTGTTAGGAAAAGAAGTACCGCTTAGTGCTGTACCGGAGTGGGCCGATCTTGAAGAAACCGTCACAATCATAAATGTGAAGAAGCCGTTATTTGCATATTTCAAGATTCCGAACGCAAATAACGTTGATGATTCATCTCCGTTGGGAGTATCTGTATATTCCAGAGCGGTAGATGACATCAAAGAAGCGGATTATCAATGGACGAGGATATTATGGGAATTTGAGGGATCTGAATTAGCAATTGATGGAGACGTTAGCTTATTTAAGCGAAAAGAAAACGGAGAATTTGACCTTCCAAAAGGAAAAGAAAGACTTTTCCGAATGATGGATTTTGACGATGATAAGGAGCAGTACAAGGTATTTGCACCGCCGATCCGTGATGAGAGCCTTATCAATGGATTTAATGCGATTCTTCGTAGGGTAGAGTTTAATTCTGGATTGGCATATGGAACTCTGAGCGATCTGAACACAGTTGATAAGACTGCAGAAGAGATTAAGACAAGTAAACAACGATCATACAGCACAGTATCTGATATTCAAAAAGCTTTGCAGAAAGCATTAGAACAATTGATCTATGCAATGGATGTGATCGCACAACTTTCAAATCTAAATGGCGGTAAGAAGTATGAGGTCAGTTTTGACTGGGATGATTCGATTGTGATCGACAAAGAACAGGAACTGCAGAGTATGCAGCAGGATGCAACTGCAGGACTGATCCGAAAAGAAATATACATTTCGGCCAAGTATGGCGTATCTGAGGAAGAAGCATTGAAAATGATGCCGGCACAGGATGATCGTTTTACCATCCAGGAAGAGTAGGTGATCACAGATGCTTGATCCGAAGTATTTGGAAAAGTTCTCCGATCAGTTACTTGGCATCATTGACACTCTGACAATAGCGATCATATCTGATATGGCAAAAAGAATCGTAAAGATGGGAAATGTATCAGAGTCAACGAAACATCAGGCTGAGGTTTTACAGAATGCTGGTCTTGTTTATAAAGATACGATCAAGCGAGTGAGTCAGGTATCAGGGTACCAGAATCGAGAAGTTGAGCGGATGTACCAGGAAGCAGGAGTCAGGAACTTAAAGAATGAAGCTGTATACTATAAGCAGGCAGGGAAAGACGCTGTTAAACTTGAGCAGTCAAATGGAATGCAGAGAATCTTGCAAGCAAATATCAGAAAAACATGCCAGGAACTTGATAATCTCACGATGACAACCGCAGTAAGATCACAGTCAGCTTACATACAAGCTTGTAATAGAGCACAGATGAAAGTTAGTTCTGGAGCATTCAGTTATGACAAAGCAATTGCAGATGCGATCAAAGAGGCAGCAGTGCAGGGAACAGAAGTCTTATATCCGTCACAGCATGTCGATAAATTAGATGTCGCGGTAAGAAGAGCTGTACTTACCGGAGTAAACCAGACTGCAGCAGAAATGAACTTGCAATACGCAAAAGATCAGAACTGTGATTATGTTGAAACAACTGCACATGAAGGAGCAAGACCGGAACATGCCGTATGGCAAGGGAAGGTCTTTTGTTTATCTGGGACTGATCCAAAATATGAAAACTTTTATGAAGCAACAGGATATGGAACAGGACCAGGTTTATGTGGTTGGAATTGCCGCCATAACTTCCATGCGTTCTTCCCAGGAATATCGACGCCAGCATATACGCAAGAGATGTTAGATGATTATTCTGCAAAGAATGTTGAATACAATGGAAAGCAATTTACAGAGTATGAAGTGGGTCAGATGCAGAGAGGTCATGAACGACAGATCAGAGAGACAAAGAGGAAACTTGCTGGATATAGTTCAGGGGTCAATGAAGCGAAAGATGATACCTTAAAAAATACTTTACAGAATCGGTTTAATGAAGAATCTGTGAGATTAAAGAAACAGGAAGCAGCATTAAAAGCTTTCTGCAAAGAAACAGGAAGGCGATATGAGTCTGCCAGAGTTCAGATCCATGCGGTGAAGAACAAAGCAGGAGATATCGTTGGATTCAACCGAAGTGTAGCACAGAAGGCGGTATGGCAAGATCGAAAGAATACCTTTAAGAATCAAATGTCTAAACAGTTAGAAAAACTGGCAGAAGAAGAAAAGAAGGCAATCTGGCGATATACTGGTAATGCAGCGAACCGAGTGAACAGTGCAATATATTCTGGAAAACAGCAAAGAATTGATCAGGAAAAAGGATTTATGGATCTGTTGGATTCTGCATTAAGTAAAGGTACTGCAGAACATAAAATGGTAGTTCATCGTGATACGATTCCAGAATATTTAAATGCATTTCCAAAAGGTTTTCAATATTCCGAAGAGGATATAAAAAGAATGAATGGAATGACCTTAACGAATAAAGGTTATACATCTACATCTTTTCATGACATAATGTATCAGGGGAGAAATGTTCATCTTGAAATTGAGATCCCTAAAGGGTATAAAGGCTGTTTATATATAAAAGATGTCGCAACTGAAAAATACAAAAATCAAGAAGAAGTGTTGTTTAAACGAGGCTTTCAGTATAAAATAAAAAGTGTAAATAAAGAAAAGGACAGATACTATATCAAAGCGGAGGCTGTTTTATGAGTGGAATAGGATATTATTATGATGAAAATGGTGTGAAACAAGAAATGGAAATAGGTCCGAGTTTTGATGACTTTCCTGGAATGGCAAAAGTGACAAGTCCTATACCAATATGCCATGCATGCAGAAAAGCAGATTTTGATGAAAGAGGTTACGAAACTTTATGTAAAGTATACGGAAAGATACCAAATAAATACTTAAAGGCAAAAGATTATAACTGCCCATATTTTGATAACGAAAACAATGGGTGGTATCAGTTGATAAAAGATAAAGTAGAAAAAGCAAAGGGTGAGAACAATGGATAACTTTAAAGCAGTATATAAAATCTTATCAGCATTGGAAAAAGCAATGGATTATCCAGAATTTGATATCAACGATGTTGGATCAGAAGCATTAGGAGTTTCTGAAGAACGTTGGGCACGATATATAGAGATGATGGTTGATGTCGGATATATCAAGGGTGTAAGTATAAAACGTGATATCACAGGAGCAACAAGGATTAATGCAAGCGATGTCAGAATTACGTTAAAGGGCCTTGAGTATCTGCAGGAAAATTCAATGATGAAGAAAGTATATAATGCTGTAAAAGGAATCAAGGATATAACACCAAATTTATAAATATGTACCATCTGATCAATGTCAGGTGGTATTTTTATACGAAATTTTAAGAAAGGAGCAGCGAAACATGAAGTCAACAGAATAGAAAGGACGGTGATCCAAATATCTCCCCGCAGCAGGGTTAAGCTGCAGAGGACATGCAGAGAGATCTGGGTGTTATTTTTATGCAAAGAAATAAGATTGGTCAGCTGATCAGACCTTAAACAGTCGGTTCGTGGCGGTCGGTTACACGCCTAAAACAACCTAATACGAAAGGAGAATAAGCAACATGAAAACAGATTTTTTAAAAGGTTTAAATCTTTCCCAGGAAGTGATTGACAAGATCATGGCTGAAAACGGAAAGGATATCGCAGCAGAACAGAAAAAAGCAGAGAAGATCATTCAGGAGCGAGACAGCTATAAGCTTAAAGCGGAGAATCTTGAAACTCAGGTAAACGATGCAAATGCAGAGATTCAGAAGTTTAAAGACATGGATATTGACGGAATCAAGCAGGCAGCAGATGACTGGAAAGAGAAAGCTGAGAAAGCAAAGAGTGATGCAGATGCACAGATCTCAGAAATGAAATTTGATTATGCGTTATCTGCAGCATTGACAGGAGCGAAAGCTAGAAACAGCAAAGCGGTCAAAGCGTTACTTGATATGGACGGACTGAAACTAAATGATGGAAAGATCATTGGTTTAGACGAACAGCTGTCACAGATCAAGGAAGAAAACGGCTTTTTGTTTGAAAGCGATGAACCTGCACCAACGATCGTTAAAGGAACAAATGGTGGTTCCGGCGGTATTGGTGGAAAGAAACCAAGTGAAATGACATATTCGGAACTCTGTGACTATATGGAACAGAATCCCGGAGCAGAGATTTAAATAAAGGAGTAAGAAATGGCAGGAGAAAAATTTGATTCTAAATCATTCAATCCTCAGGCATTCGGTGCCTACACAGAGAGGATTCCAAATTTAAAAAGGAACGAGCTGATCAAGTCCAGAGCCTTAAAAGGTAATCAGGATATCAAAAACACGTTCAGTTCACAGACAGGAACAGTATATGCAGTATTGCCAATGCATGGTCTAATCGGTGGAGCAGCACAGAACTATGATGGCGAGACAGATCTTAAATCTGAAAGCACAGATACATTTGAGAGGGGTGTCGTTGTAGTTGGTCGTATGAAAGGATGGACAGAACGAGACTTTTCAGAAGATGTTACAGGTGGTGTAAGCTTTATGGACAATGTTGCAGCACAGGTCAATGATTACAAAGCTGATCTGGATCAGACAACATTAGTAAAGATTCTGGAAGGTGTCTTTGCAATGACCGGAAAAGAAAACAAAATCTTTGTTGATACACATACATCTGATATCACAGCAGTAACAGCAACCGACAAAGATGGAAATGTAAAGAATGTTGTCCAGGCTGATACATTAAATACAGCTTTACAGAAGGCAGCAGGAGACAATAAGTCTAAGTTTACGATCGCGATCATGCACAGCGCGGTGGCAACGAATCTTGAAAATCTGAAACTGTTAAAATATATGACACAGACAGATGCAAATGGAGTTGAAAGAGACTTAACTCTTGCAACATGGAATGGCCGCTTAGTTCTGATCGATGATTCTATGCCAACAGAAGAAGTTGCTGCAGTAGAAGAAAGTGGAACAAAAGGAGAGTCTGGTTATGTTGCAGCACAGGAAGCTTACACAAAATATACAACCTATGTGCTAGGTGACGGAGCTTTTGATTATGAAGACATTGGTGCCAAAGTACCATACGAAATGTATCGTGATCCAAAAACACATGGTGGAGAAGATACTCTGTATATGAGACAGAGAAAAGTATTTGCACCATACGGCATTTCATTTACTAGAAAATCTATGGCTGCAAAATCCCCAACAGATACAGAACTTGCTGATGGATCTAACTGGACACTGGTTGATAACGGAAAAACAAATTCCGATAAGAAAGTGATCGATCACAAAGCAATTCCAATCGCAAGAATCATTTCCAGAGGATAGGCGGTGATCCGGTATGGTGGAATATGCAAACAGGGATTTTTATGAAAATAAATTTTATGGCGAGATCATACCGGAGAAAGCTTTCTCTGGCATGATCTTAAAGGCGAGTATCTTTGTGAAGTTTCTTACATTTTCCAGAGTTGATGATATGATAGAGATTCCAGAAGAAGTAAGCTTGGCCACATGCGCAGTGGCAGATGTAATGTATCAGGACAGAATGAGAAAAGATGATGCAGGAAGGGAAATCGCAAGTGAGAACAACGATGGATACAGTGTAAGTTTTGTGACGAGTCAGAGCAAAACAACAGGTACAGTAGAATATCGTTGTAAGAAAGCAGCATATCCTTATCTTGCACATACAGGACTCTTGTACAGGGGGGTGTGGGCCATATGATGACAAATGCAGACCTCACGATCTATAACAGTCGTGGAGTTGATAAAAAGACAGCACGAAAGATCTATTTAAAGACTCAGATCAAGGGTGTCAGTTTTTACACAAAGCAGGAGACAACTGTTACCGATCAGGGACTTAGTTCTGCAGATATGTATCAGATCCGCATTCCTTTATCTGCAGATACACAAGGGAAAGAATACATCGATGCTGATAAGTATCTGGAATTATCTGCAGAAGAAGCAGAAAAGTATTGGACGATCAACAACGGGGATCTGTTTGGAAAAGGGTTGTTAGAAGATTTTGAAAAAGAATCAGAGTTTTTAAAGCAGCAGTATACAGGAAAAGTATTATCGTTTTCGGATAATCGGAGAGGAAGTTTACCGCATTGGAGAATCGGAGGTGCTTAAATGGGAACACAAGTAAAAGTCGAACTTTCGCCAGATCAGATCTTAAAGACAAGAGGTCTTCAGATTGGTGGACCAGCACAAAGATTTTTTACTGGTGAGTTCCGAAGAAAAGCAGATCCGTATGTTCCGTACTTAAAAGGACCATTAAAAAATACAGCGATAGAAAATGAAGATTCTATTGATTATGTACAGCCATATGCACAGAGACAATATCATGAGAATAAAGGGAAAGGCCTCCGTGGTAAAGAATGGGACCAAAGATGTTGGGCAGACAATGGAGATCAGATCGTCCAGTCTGTTGCAGATTTTGTAGGAGGTAAAGCAGAATGAGTGTGATTGCAAGTGTGAGAGCATTTATCCAGGACTATCCAGGATTGTCTACATTTGATGATCTGGTGGGCGTGGAACATCTTCCGGAGGATACAAAAAGTTATGCGATCGAAGCATCGGTAACATCACAGCCAATTAAAAAGCGATATATTAACGGCGACACAGAACGCCGTTTTAATTTTGTCTTGGCAAGTAGAGAGTACTTCGGAGCAGATGTTGCAGAGAATATCGATGTGGCGGAGTTTTACGAAGATTTCTCAGACTGGTTGGAACGATGTACGATTAATAATGATCTTCCGGAAATGGATAAAGGAAAAAGAGCAATTAAAATACAGGCACTGACAAATGGCTACGTGTTTAACGCAGATGCAACAAAAGCACAATACCAGATTCAGTGTCAGTTAATTTATTATCAAAAATTAGGAGGAATATAAAATGGCAGAAACAGCAAGCAAAACAGTAAAACAGCGTTATCAGGAAGCTTCTTACTTAAAAGTAGGAGAGAACTTCGAGCTTATGGGAACTGGTTTTACAGAGTTAAATGAAGATCCAGGAGCACAGACAACGAGTAAAAAATATATCAATGATAAATCATCCACATCAAGCATTACAAGTTATGAAGGTGAACACGGATTTACAGCCGATCAGATTCTAAGTGAAAAGGTCATTAAAGATCTGGTCAGTATTGGTAAAGAGAGAAAAACAGGAGCAGATGCAGAACGTGAATTTGTTCGCGTTGATCTGGATGAAAAAGTAGAGGGAGATACCACTGGGACAGTATTCAAAGCACGTATGTTTACTGTAGCTGCTGAAATATCAAGTTTCTCTGATAATGACGGAGAATTACAGGTTGAGGGAACACTTCACGACAAAGGAGATCCTGTTATGGGTAAATTTGATACAAAGACAAAGACATTTACACCGGATTCAGCAACGGAGTAAACGAAAGCGAGCTTAAAATTGGAATTAAGGAGTAAGATATATGTTTATTTGGAATGAAGAGAGATTTGCATTTAATATTATGGATGCGGAGATGTTGAAGAAATTTAATGATACAAGTAAAGAAATGTGGAAAGAACTCGAAGAGTATGAAAAAAAGAATGCAACTACTGGTACGATCGGGCCGGAGGGTGTTGCGTATGAATCAGAAGTGATTAGCAAATTTTTTGATAAACTGTTTGGAAATGGAGCATCAGACAAGATGTTTACTTCAAAACATGATTTATCGGAGAGAACAAAGGCGGTGAAAAAGCTTTATAAGATAAAAAATGCACAGTTATCAACACATGATAAAACGTTAAACGATATTGCTGAAATGTTAGGAGCTGAATGATCAGGAGAGAACTCCCGGTGTCTGTGGATATCGGGAGTGAAAAATATGAGATCGATGCTGACTTTCGAACGATCATGAACATAGAAGGAATTATCTTTGGAAAAGAAGTCACGGAAGATCAAAAGAACTTTGCAAAGGAAATGATGAAGGAAATTGAGATCAATGAAAAAGATGCAATTACGAACGCAAAGTATTATGATGCGTTAAAGATTTTCTATAAAGATAACATTCCAGATGATCTGGAAGAAGCAATGGAAAAGATGCTGTGGTTTTATTCGTGTGGAAAAGAAGAAACTTCGAAAGCAAAGACAAAAAAGAAAGTGATCAGCTTTGAACATGATTTTGATTATATTAATGCAGGGTTTATGCAGGATTATAAGATTGATCTGTTTGAGGTTGATTTTTTACATTGGTGGAAGTTTATGTCATTATTCAGTGCCTTGCATGATGATTGTAAAATCTGTGAGATCATCGGATATCGTGGAGCTGAGTTAAAGAATTTTGACAAAGAACAGAGAAAAAGGATACGGGAGATGCAAAAGATCTATGCACTTCCGGATGAGATAAGCAAAGAAGAGAAAAAGAGACAGGATGAGATAACGCAGATACTGCTAAATGGTGGTGATCTGTCAGGAATATTGTGATAAGAGAAGCGAATAGGCGAGAGCTTGGATCTGCAGGTTGAGCACCCAGGACGTCAAATAGCTTAGAAACTTTAAATTTTTAGTTATTTGACGAGGTGGAAACATGGCAGATGGTACAGTTACAATAGAAACCAAACTGGATAATTCCGGTGTAGAAAAAGGATTAAATGATCTTAAGAAAGAGGTTAAATCTTCTTCTAAGAGTACAGCACAGGAGATAGATAAAGCTTCTGATCAGGCGCAAAAGAGTGTAGAAGAAGTTGCTAAGTCAGCAGAGAAAACTGGAAAACAAGTAGAAAAGAGTGCAAAAGATTCAGCATCGAAAGCAGGACAGGCAGCCAAACAAGGAGCTGATTCAGCAGCAAAAGGAACAGAATCCGCATCTACGAAGATGCAGCAGTCTCATAAAAAGGTAAAGGATACTGCAAAAGAAAGTGCAGATGGCGCAAAAAAGTCTTGGGAAGAATCTAATCAAAGTACAGTAGCAAGTACAGAGAGCGCAACATCAAAGATGGCCGGATTGATGAAAAAATCTGCAGCAGTAATTGGAGTTGCATCTGTGGCGGCCGCAAAAAAGACGATCGATGTAGGTAAGTCTTTTGAAGCAGGAATGAGTGAGGTTCAGGCAATCTCCGGAGCATCTGGAAAAGACCTGGAAAAGCTATCTGCAAAAGCAAAGCAGATGGGAGCTACAACGAAGTTTTCTGCTACGGAATCTGCTACAGCACTTAAGTACATGGCTATGGCAGGATGGAAAACAAATCAGATGGTTTCTGGATTGTCTGGTGTTATGAACTTAGCTGCAGCTTCCGGAGAAGATCTTGGAACAGTATCCGACATTGTGACGGACTCCATGACTGCGTTTGGACTGAAAGCAAAGGACTCCGGACATTTTGCAGATGTACTGGCTAAAGCATCGAGTAGTTCTAACACCAATGTTGCAATGATGGGAGAAACCTTTAAGTATGTTGCACCATTGGCCGGATCCATGAAATATAGTATCGAAGATACAGCTACAGCAATTGGACTGATGGCGAATGCCGGAATCAAAGGAAGCCAAGCAGGTACATCTCTGAGATCTATCATTACGCGACTTGTCAAACCTCCGAAAGATGCAGCTACAGCATTAAATGCGCTTGGTATCAGTACAACAAAAGCTGATGGATCCATGAAGCCACTTCGTGAAACGATGGCAGAATTGAGAGAAAAATTTTCTGGATTAACAGAAAGTCAGAAAGCTTCTTATGCTTCAAGTATCGCAGGACAGGAAGCGATGTCAGGTCTGTTGGCAATCGTTAATGCATCTGATTCTGATTTCAACAAATTACAAAAGGCGATTGATAATTCTTCTGGCGCAGCAAAGAAACAGGCCGATGTTATGAACAACAATCTGCAAGGAGCATTGTACGACCTCGGATCAGTAGCAGAGTCTGTTGGAATCGGCATTTATGAAGATATCAAAACGCCGCTAACAAAGGCTGTCGGTGTTGGAACAGCACGGTTAAGGATTTTATCTAACAAATTGAAAAAAGGTGGAATAAAAGAGATTGTTCCGAAGGAAACGATAAATACTGTTGAAAATCTTGGAAAAGTGGCTATGGTAGCCGGCAAAGGTGGAGTAAGAGTATTAGGAGCTGCGGCAAAACTTGTTGGTAATAATATGGAAGTTGCATTACCAGTTGCAGCTAGTTTATTGACCGTATTTAAAGGCTACAAGGCGGTAACGACTGTAGTAACAGCTTTTAGAACTGTATCTACAGCTACGCAAGGGGCAAGTATTGGAGTTCAGCTATTAGGAACTGCTATTCAGCTATTTACTGGTAAAACAATTCAAGCAACATCAGCAACAACCGCTTTTAAAGCTGCAAGTGCGGCTCTAGGTGGACCAGTTGGAATTGCAGTAGTGGCAGTTGGAGCGTTGGCAGCAGGAGTCGCAGCATACACACTGACACAGAAAAAAGCAGTTACAGAAGCAGATCGATATTATTCTTCTTGCACAAAACTCAAAAAGAAACAAGAAGAGATGGCAGCATCGATCAAGAGCTTACATAAAGAAAATCAGAAAAATGTAGATTCCACACGTGCAAATGGCGTTCAGGCGGATCAACTGTATCAGAGATTAACAAAACTGATGAATGTTGAGCATAAGAGTGCCGGGACAAAAGCACAGATTGTAAGTGTAGTTAAACAATTAAATGAATTATTACCAGGGCTGAATCTTGAGTATGACAAAGAAGCAGATAAACTGAATAAGTCTACTTCTGCGATCAAGAAAAACATCGCAGCATTGAAAGAACAGGCAATGGCCAAGGCTTACCAGAAAGGGATGGAAAGTGCAGCATCCAAAGTGGCCAAAGCTGACATTGAAAATGAAAATGCTATTAAGAAAAAGACAGAAGCAACAAACAAATATAATGCCGCTGTTGAAAAAATGAATCAGGTTACCGCAAATGTAAACCAGGGAAAGATAACAACAAGCAGTGATGAGTATAAGAAAGCTTCTAATGATCTGACAAAATACTATGATGCAATGATGACAGCCAATAAGGCTGTTGAGCAAAGTGGTAAAAATTTAAATGCAGCCCAAAAAGAATTGACTACATATACAGACAAATATACAGCTCAGACAAATTATACAGAGTATCTGAAATCCTTAGATGATCTGGCCAAACAAGCAAAGATTAAAGCAAGTGATATTCCGAAGTCTGTTGGAGAAGGAATCAAACAGGGTGTTTATGCAAATCCAACTTCTGGAAAAGAATTAAAGAGCTTGATCAAATTAGATGATCTGGTTAATTCCGATCAATTGGCTAAGATGCAAGAACAAGGTATGAAGATACCACAGTATTTGGCACAAGGTATTTCTGATGGATCTGTTTCATTTAAAACCGCAGCAACACAGCTTGGAAATGCAATTAACTGGGAAGATTTAATTCAGCAAGTAAAAGATAAAGGAAAAGAAGTTCCGGACAGTATTGCACAGGGAATTAGTTCCGGACAGTACGCTGTTCCAACCTCTATAAAAGCTGTTAAGAATCTTATTACGTTTGAAGATCTGAAAGCCAAGGCATTGCAAGGTGGAATTGAAGTACCAGATTATTTGGCAAATGGTATCACATCTGGAAGTATGAAACCTGAAGAAGCAGTTAAGGCACTGAGTAATTTGGTATCTTTTCAGGATATGATAGATAAGGCAGGAATTGAAGGATCAAAAGTTCCAACAGAATTAGCAACCAGAGTTGCGCAAGGACAAATATCTGTTCAAGCTGCAGTAAAACAATTGACCGATGCGGTAGGAAAAGAGTCAGAGAAAACAGCTCAAAAGACAAGTGATGCAAAAAAGAAAATTGAAAGCAATACAAAGTTAAAAGCGCCTGATAATTCTGCAACTACTAATTCATTAAAAAAAGTCGCAAAGGCTTCAAATGAAGCATCAAGTAGTTTGAAGAAAAATCAGACCGAAATTAAAAAGGCTTCTAAGATACCGGCTACAGATAATACTCAAAGTGCAAAAACAACATTTGGTGCATTTCCAAAGGAAGCAAAAAAGGCATCTACTGAGGTAAAAAGTAGTAGTAAAACTTTGAAAAGCACAGCTACAAAAACTCTAGCTGCAAATGATGGTGCTGCTAAAAAGGCAGGAGCAAAACTTGGAAATGATTTTGCAAAAGGTATTGCATCAAAATCTGGAGCTGCAAAAAGTGCCGGTTCAAAAGTAGCCAAAGCAGGTTCTTCCGGAGCAAGTAGTCAAAAATCATCCTTCGTGTCTGTTGGTAGCAATTTATCTGCAGGAATTGCATCTGGTATCAGATCAAATTCCGGTGCTGTATCAGCAGCCGCAAGAGAAACAGTAAGAGCAGCAGTTGTAGCCGCAAAAGCAGAAGGTAAGATTCATTCACCATCCCGTGTCATGGATAGTGACGTAGGAAAATGGATGCCGTTAGGAATGGCAGCAGGTATCCGAAAGCATACGAAAGATGTGGAAGATGCTTCTGGAGAGATGGCTAACGCATCGGTAGAAGCTACAGCAACAGCCTTAGGAATCCATTCTCCATCTCGTGTATATAAAGATGCGATTGGTAAGAATATTCCAAAAGGTGTAGCAAAGGGTGTCAGAGAAGGACAGACAGAACTCAATGCAGAAATGAAGCTATCTGTAAATGAAGCGTTATCTGCAGCTAAGAGTGCATCGAAAAAAGGAAATTATTCCGACATCGGAAACAACCTTGTGTCTGGTATATCCGAAGCACTCAACACGGCCAAGTCAAGATCATCAGAAACTGTACAAGAAATCATTGATCAGCAGACAAGTAAAGTTTCTTCGAAGCACGATACAGCAGAGAAAAATCTTCAAGATAAGATCAGTAAGACAAAAAATAAAAAGAAAAAAGCAAAATTAAAAAAACAGCTGAAAAAGTTAAAGAAGCAGAATGCTGCAGAAGAAAAGCAATTAAAAATTGCGGGAGAAAAAACGGCAGCAGCATACAATGATGCATTTGAGAAAGAAGCTGATCGATTAAATAAGATTGCACAGGAAAAACTACAGGAACTGTCAGATGAATACCAGGAAGCGTATAACAACATCAAGAACAAGATGGACAGTTTAACTGATAAACAGCAATCTTGGGGAAATATCTATAACCTTGATCAGAATATCATGGATATTGAAAAGTATCAGAAGAACTTGAAGTTGCTAGAAAACAAGATTCCTGAGTCTATGATGGAAAAGATTCTCGGAATGGATATTGATGCAGGAAATGCTTATATGGCATGGTTTCAGCATATGTCAGAAGCTGAACAGCAGGCTTACATTAATAAGTGGAATCAGCAACAGAGCATGTCCAAAACATTTTCTGAAAACTTCTTTGGAGATGATCTTGCAAAACTTCAAGCAAATTATGAATCTGAAATGAAAACAGTCACAGATGATCTGCAGAAAGAGATGAAACAGGCAGGAGTTAATATTGCAAAGGGATTAACTGCAGGTATGGAAAGCGAAACCAGAAACCTCAGCAAATCCATGAAGAAAATCTGCCAGAATATTATTAAGACAGCCAAAAAGACACTTAAGATTCATTCTCCATCTCGAGAATTTGCAAAGATTGGTTCCCGTGATATTCAGGGAGCAATCAAAGGACATGAAAAAGAAGCTCCAAATCTGTATAAACAAATGGGAACGATTTCTCAGAACATGGCACAGAAATTTGCGAAAGCGAAGTTGAACGTTCAAGATATTCAGTCAAGGATGCAGGATGCGATTAACCTGCAGATGCAGACGATCACAACAAGGATGCAGCCAGTTGTGCAAACGGATTCAGCTAATGGATCAGAGTCAATAGTTTATACCGGTCCAGAGCGAATAGAAGTGCCACTGATTATAGATGGTCGAGAGGTTACAAGAGTAATCGCCCCTTACATGGATACAGAATTAAGTACAAGAGCAACACGAAAATCAAGAGGAGGTGTATAGTATGCCAGGAACATTAGGAGTCACGATCGGAGAAAAACATACCTTAAAGGATTGGAATCTTGGGTGGACTGCGATCACTCTTGGTTTTCCGGAACCAAAAACATATGAACTGGATATTCAAGGAGCAGATGGAACACTAGATATCACTGAAGCGGTTACTGGCGGAGATGTGAAGTACAAGAATCGTAGTCTTTCCTTAGAATTTGAAACTCCAGACGAAGACTTTTTTGAATGGGGATCTATTGTATCGGACATTGCAAATTACCTGGTTGGTAAGAAAATGAAGATCTTACTCGATACTGATCCATCTTTTTATTACATTGGCCGACTTACGATTGATGTCGAAAAGACAGATCGTATAAATGGAAAGCTTGTAATGTCCGGAGAAGTTGATCCATATAAGTATGAAGTTGCTTCGTCTCTGGAAGATTGGTTATGGGATGATTTTAATTTTGAAACTGATATTATCCGTGAATATGGAGGCATCAAAGTTTCTGGAAAATACGAGCTAAATATTTATGGAAGAAGAAAGAGAGTGATTCCTGTGATCGAATGTGATACACCGATGCAGGTTACATATAACGGGGCCACTTATAATCTTCCAAAGGGCAAAAGTAAAGTGTTCGATATCTGGTTATCAGAAGGGGATAACCTTTTAACGTTTACAGGAAATGGGACAGTATCTGTCGATTATCGAGGAGGTAGTTTATAAATGTATAAGATACTATGTGACGGGAAAACACTGCACGATGTCCGCGATCCGCATTATATGGTGCTTAGCCCTAAGATATCATTAGAGCTAAATAAAACAGGAAATCTTGATTTTGGGATGTTACAAACGCATCCTCACGTTAACGATATCAATAAGTTAAAATCTCGAATCGATGTTTATGAAGATGATGAGCTGTTATTTTCCGGAAGAAGTTTAACGGATGAAAAAGATTTTCAAAACACAGGGCAGATTTCCTGTGAAGGGGAGCTTGCTTTTTTGTTAGATTCAGTACAACGTGCGCATAATTACGGAACCGAAACAACAGAAGCTGGGACAGCCGATACCAATATAGAGGTTTTTAAAAGACTGATTCAAGAGCATAATTCGCAGGTAGAAGAAGAAAAACGATTTGAAATCGGCGTGATCAATATTGAAAGTGTTACGATCTCAAGTTTATCGACAAATTATGAGAAGACCTGGGATTTTATTAATTCCAATTTCTTAGGGAAATACGAAGGGTATCTTCGTGTTCGGCATGATGGAAACATACGGTATCTTGATTATGTAAAGCAGTATGGAAATGTAAGTAATCAGGTGATTCGTTTCGGAGAAAATCTTCTCGATCTGAAGAAATACTCTAAGGCAGAAGACATTAAAACAGCGATTATCCCAGTTGGAAAAGATAACGTGACAATCACAACAGCAAATGGTCATAACGGAACGGATTATGTATATAGCCAGGATGCCGTAGATCTATATGGATGGATCTATGACAAGGTTGATTTCTCTGAGGTATATGATCCAGACAAACTACTGGAAGAAGCAAATAAATATCTGCAGAAGTGCATCAACTTAGCAATCACGATTGAACTTACAGCTGTTGATCTGCATATGATCGACGTTGATATTAACGCAATCAGACTTGGAGATCTTGTTCCTTGTATTTCGACACAACACGGAATCATGAGTACGTTTGGAGATGTGAGTACGTATTATCTTGTAAGTAAATATGAACTAGATCTTGAGAATCCAACAAATAATAAAATAACTCTTGGAAGAACAATCAGTACATTGACAGACAAACAGGTAAACGATTCTGTAAATTTAAAGGCTCAGATAAGTGAAGTTAGAACAGAAATGTACAACCTTCCAGGATTAAGCCTGGAACCAATCACAAATGAAGTTTTAGAGGGAATCTTAAATTAAAGGAGAAAACAATGGCAGATAATAATTATCTTGATCAAAACGGAGTCTTATATCTCTGGCAGAAGATAGTAGCAAAGATAACGAATATGATCGCAAATAAAGTAGACAAAGTAGATGGCAAAGGATTATCTACAAATGATTATACAACAGCAGAAAAAACAAAGCTTGCAGGAATCGCAGAAGGAGCGAATAAATATACGCACCCTACGACAAGCGGAAACAAACATATTCCATCTGGTGGTAGTGCTGGACAGATCTTAAGATGGGATTCGGATGGTACTGCAGTATGGGGTGCAGATAATAATAATACCACGTATAGCGATATGAAAGGAGCAACCACATCCGCAGCAGGTACACACGGATTGGCACCAGCACCTGCAGCAGGTGCAGCTAATAGGTATTTAAGATCAGACGGAACATGGAGTGTTCCGCCTGATAACAATACGACATACAATGATGCGACGCAATCTTCACATGGGCTTATGACTGCGGCAGATAAAAAGAAGATCGATGAGTTACCAACAAATGCAACGCTATCAAGTACATATGCAAAGAAATCTGAAATCACAGGTGTTTATAAATACAAAGGATCCGTGGCAACAGAAGATAAATTACCAACATCTGGACAAACAACAGGAGATGTTTACGATATTGCAGCAGCATCATCTTATGGAGCTGCAGGGATGAATGTTGCATGGAATGGAAAAGCGTGGGATGCTCTAGGGGAAAAATTTCAGATTGCTGCAATTACAAATACATGGATGGACGCAAATCTTACATAAAGGACGGTGTTTAATGTGGCAAGTTATTTAGATGAAACAGGGCTTTTAAAGCTGTGGAATAAAATAAAAAACTATGTGAGTAATCACACAGGAAACAAAAACAATCCTCACGGAGTCACAAAGTCTCAAGTAGGATTAGGAAGTGTTGAAAATAAATCCAGTGCAACAATCAGAGGAGAAATAACGGCATCAAACGTAAACACAGCGTTAGGTTATACGGCTGCAAAACAGACAGACGCAAATAAGGCGATTACAGGAATTTCTGCGAGCGGAACAACTCTTGTATTGACACAATTAGATGGAACAACAAAATACGTAACGGCAGAGCTTGTAAAGGGACAGATGATCTATTGCTGCAGTAACAGTGAGGATCAGATTTATTGCTGTTAAATGAAAGGAGAAATAATAATGGCATACACAAAGAAAACATGGGTAAAAGGAAATACGCCTTTATCCGCAGAAAATTTTAATCATATGGAGCAGGGAATTGCAGATGCACACACAGATATTGCGCAGCTAAATTCTGACTTAAATAACAGAATAGAATTTACAATTACTAGCATAGATTCAAAATATGCATTCACCGGAAACAGTTATAAACATAATGGAAAAGTATATATAAATGGATATTTCCATTGCAATTCTCCTAGTGTTGGGATTACAACTTGTTTTTTTGTTCCAGAAGGTTTTAGACCTAAAATAAAATGCGGATCGGCTTGCTATACCGATGATGATGTTAATTTTAATAATATTGGTGCTGTTAAAATTGACACAAATGGTGATATAACAATATATTTTCCTACAGTGTACTCAACATGTGTATATACCTCCATAGTATATGATATAGATTAATTTAATTTACGATAAATCATAAAATTAATCCTAACAGCACCGTTTGTATCACTGGATAATCCTATGTTTATATTTAAATTTGTATTATCCCATTGTAAAGCAGCACCTGTTACCAGACCTTGATACGCATTCCAATCACCGTTGCAAGCTGCTATATATAACTTTTCGTTATTTATGTCTGATATTTGCATGCCTAATGCTTTTGCAATTTCAGACTGACATCTTTGCCAGTAAATCATTTTGTTGCTTGTTCCAGAAAATACTTTTGATAAAAATGCTCTTTCAGAATTTAGCTGCGGAAGTCTACGAATCCTCCGCAGCGGAAAAGAGTATAATGCACACATAACACACAAAGGAGAAAGTATTATGCGTGACAGAATTATAAGTAACGTGCTAATCAAAATGGGCAATAGAATCAAGAAAAAAGAGCTAGATTATCTTGAAAATGTGTTGGTAGAAGAGTTCCAAGATGTACAGATTAAGAAAGAATCGACGGAATTGACGGAATACAATGACAGTTTAAGGAAGCTGAAAGATACGTTCCTTGCGACGCTGATTGTAGAAAATAAATCCAACAGAACGATTGAACAGTATAATTTACATCTAACGCAGTTTGTAGATTATTTCACTGGAAAAGAAGCAAAAGACATAGATGCAACCGATATTAGGGGATTTCTATATGCGTATAAGCAAAGCAGAGGCATATCAAATTTATCATTAAACAATAAGCGATCAGCGATATCCTCGTTTTTTAGTTGGCTGGCTGATGAGGAGTACATCGACAAAGATCCAACTCGAAAAATTAAGAAGATCAAAGTAACAAAGAAAAAGAAGAAGGCGTTTACAGTTGATGAAATGGAACGTATGCGTATAGCATGTACGGATATTCGTGATCGGGCGTTGATAGAGATGTTAGCATCCACAGGTTGTCGTGTCTCAGAACTAAGCAGTATAAAGCTAAACGATATAGATTTTATTCGAAAGAAAGTGCGGATCACTGGTAAAGGAGATAAAGAGCGAACGGTGTTTATATCAGATCAGGCAATGATTTATCTGAATAGATATTTAGAAGCCAGACAAGATAATAACATTTCACTTTTTGTTTCTAAGAGGCATCCATATGATCAATTAAGAAAAGACGGAATCGAGCGAATTGTAAGAGATTTAGGAAAATTATGTAATGTATATGCACATCCGCATAAATTCCGACGGACGTTATGTACGCAATTGATTAAGCGAGGCATGCCGCTTCAGGATGTTGCGATCTTGTTAGGTCATGCAGACATTAATATGACTGCCGGTACATACTATGATGCTTCAGACGATATGATTGAATATGAATATATTCGTTATGCAGCTTAAAGAATAATAATCAATCTAATATAAACTATTAAATCTGCTTAAAAGGGAAGGAGATTTTATTTTTATGCAAAAAATTAAATTTAGGAGCAGATCTCCGTGCATTTATTTCGAAAAAGACAAAAAATAAACAGCAACAGCACAGCTAAATTCTGACTTAAAAAATGCATTTGTAACTCAATATGCCGAATTGAACGGTACTGGAAACAACTATTTTTATGTTGATCGTAAACAAGGTTATCGCTTGAGTTCTGCGATATTGCATGTATATGACACTGGTTACATACGTGTTGAAGCAATATCTCAGGAGGTTAACAACGAGAATTGTTATGTATTATGGACAAATAATAGTTATCCACAAAACCAAAAAATTGGCTGTGATCTTGTATGGATCAAAGAAAACTTCTTGTGGAATTAAAAAATGTTTACTGACGTCCATAGACGATATAGGATATATTATCACTTGACGGATTACAAACAAACCATGTTTCGTTCATTCTAAGTTGTTTATTTCCACTGTTATAATTCATTAAAATACAAGCGTTGTAAGCATCATTATATCGATAAGATGTAATTTTATTCCACCATGTGTTCAAATCATTAATGTATATTTCAGGAAGCGTAATATCCGTAGAATTCGTATATCCAATTGTTATCTGGATTACTATCTCTCTATATTTACTCGGAATGATAAAAGATTCGGATATTTTTCCATCAAAAATTCTTTTCCAAGCCTTATCAGAATTTAGCTGTGCTGTTGCGGAAAGGAAAAAATATGATTGATATAACAAAAGTTTTAAACGATATATTGAAAGCTGTTCTGGGAAAGGATGTACGGCAGGCAATTCATGACGGTATTAAAAGAAGCAATGAGATTGCAAACGATTGTGATAAAAGACAGAGTGATCTTGAAAACCAATACGAACAATTAATCAAAAACTTTAGTTTGTCATCTCCATCAGATGTAGAAATTGTTGATGCAAGAACAGGACCGGATGGAACTATATATAAAACTCTCAGGAAGCGATTAGAAGATCCAAGATGTTCATAAAGGAGTTGAATATGGAAATCAGAGCAAGACCGAAATAGGTCTTATTTTTGTGTACAAAATAATAATTTTCTAACCAAAGAAAGGAAAGTGAGGGAAATGAAGAAAATGACAAACAATGTAATTGACACATATAACGCAGTGACAGGATCAATTGTGGCCGTAATGAGCTACATTTTAGGCGAGCACTGGATTCTTTTTGTGGCTTATCTGGCACTGAACGTAGCAGATCAGTTTACTGGTTGGATGGGTGCGAAGATGGAAGGAAAAGTAAGTTCACGAATTGGCTGGAGAGGCGTCATGAAAAAGTTGGGATACTGGATCATGATAATGGTAGCATTCGGATCATCAGCAGTTTTCATTGAGATTGGAAAAGTAATTGGTGTAGATCTTGGGATTACAACATTACTCGGATGGTTTGTATTGGCGTCATTGCTGATCAATGAGATTCGATCTATCGTGGAAAATTTTGTGGAAGCAGGATATAACGTACCCAAAGCATTAACAAAAGGTTTAGAAGTAGCAGACAAAGTAGTAAATAAAGATCAGGAGGAAGAATAATGGCAGTATATAATATTCATGGTGGTCATAATCCAAGTGGCAAGATTGCCTGTGGAGCAAGTGACTTATTAGACGAGAGTAGAGAAGATAGAAAAATCTGTAAAGAAGTCGTAAGGTTATTAAAGAAAAAAGGACATAAGGCATATAATTGTACAGTCAGCAATGGAACTAGTCAGGCGGACGTTCTCAGAAAAATCTGTACTAAGTGCAACAAAAGACAAGCAGCATTAGATGTATCAATTCATCTCAATTCTGGTCGCAACGACAGAAAAGGAGATAAGAAAGTAGCAGGAACAGAAATCTGGTGCACAAAGGAAGAAGGTATTAAAAAGGCTGCAGGTAACAGAATCCTTGCAAACATGAAAAAACTTGGATTTACAAACCGTGGAATCAAAACAACGGGCGGTTTATATTATCTTAATCATACGATCAACAAAGCGATTTTAGTCGAAGTATGTTTTGTCGATGATAAAGATGACTATGATCTTTACAAGAAGGTTGGTTATAAGCAGATTGCAAAAGCGATTGCCGATGGTATCACAGGGTAAAGAAAAATAATATTTCTATGTTACTAATTTGTTACTAAATATAGCATTTTAGAGACAGTTTAGAAGCATTAAAACATTCAACAAATGGCTTAAATACGATGTTTTGGGCATTTGTTATTTGAAAATATTTATGGTATAATAAGAATATCATAAAAATTCATTGCAGACCGCATGATGTATGT